TTTTTAATTGTTATTTAAAGACTATTTAAACTGCCTTTTACACATTCAACTCAAACTTCACAGGTTCACCTACCAATAGCATCTTAGTAGCTTCCACATTATTCTCATAGATGTGCACATTACCTATATTCAACGTGATAGACTTCAATGGAAAGTCTATTTGTCGCGATATTAAATACAAGTGATAAATATCAGCCGGAAGCCCCAAGTTAGCATCACAGCTACGTTGATAAGCACTTACGACTAACTTCTCATCATCTATCTGAAACTGAATAAGACTCAAACACGGAGACTGATTACTTTCGGCATCTGTTGATCCAAGAAATAATACATAATTCTTACTATTACGACGTTCTTTGTTTATTTTGGCAATTAATGGCGATAGCTTTTCAAAGTACGTTGGATAACTATTGACCAATATCGGACCGCAATAATCCCACCAGTTTACGCCTATTTCTCGGTACTTCTCGGTTAATCGTTCACCTGACATAAATAACTGCAACTCACTACGCAACTTATTGCGAGCGATGGCATGACCCTCAAATATATCCAACAGATCATCCGCCTTTAGGTTTAATTGTTCATTGAGCAAGTAAAGGATATTTCCCTTCTTATTATGCTGAACCTTGCTTTGATTCAGTATTTTATCTAAAATACTATGATATTTATTCATTTTTTCTGTTTTTTAAAAAGCATTATATCAGTATAGCCGGCATTATGGTTCATTCGTGCATTAACTTCCACTTTGGTAGCTCCATTAAACGGATTCTCAGCACCTAAATTCTTTTCTATCCAGTCAGTAAGTTCAATGATAGATGACTTATTAGACGTGAAATAAAAATAGTTAGTACCCTTCAGAACCGACAGCACATCAAGGTAATTAGCCAGCTTCCAATAGTTGCTGTAAGTTGAGCAATCAGTGCTCAAATAGGGTGGGTCAATCATAAATACAACGCCTGGTATATGCTTCCAACGCTCAAACAATTGTCTGTAATCCATGCTCACTATTTCAACACTTTGAAGGTATTCTGTTGCAAGTTGGTAATCGTTAAGCCTAACAACATTATACATCGTTTGCTTTTCCAGATCATCAAAATTGGTAGCATAATTCATGCTGAATAACAGGCTTGAAGAGATAGTTACATAATCAACATACCCGCTGCATTTTTCCTCTGCTTTAATAGCCGTCAGAATGCGCTCTTTGGCTTCTTTGCCTACAACCTTACCAACAGGTGTATCTCTCAAAATAATGCGAAACTGAGCCAACAGTGCGTTACTTCTCTCGATATTGGCTATGCGTAGGTGATAACCGTCATAATCGTTATATACTACCGTTGCATCCGGGCATTGTTGTTTTACCCAATGACTCAATAAACCTGATCCGCCAAATAGATCAACAAACATGGGAGCATCTTTAAAACCTTTTAATGCCTCTTTAAAGGAGGCTTGAAACCTCCGCTTTTGCCCCTGAAATGGCAGGGGAGCCTGATTGAAATTTTTCATTTTACTTTTTGTTTTTATAATTAATAATACCTACTTTTGTAGTCTCTGATAATAATAAATGCGAAGTACCGCGCCAAGGACATTATATGCCCTCGGGTTGCGGTACTTCGCATTTATGTATAGGAGAGGTCAGAGTCTCCTATATGACCGGGGGTTTTCCACCCCCTATATTTTTAGTTCTTAAATAACCATCTTGCTGTAGTAAATGTCATTTTCCACACTACTAAGCCGTCAGTGCGCTGTTCTTGCTGCCGACCAGTACATTCCATTTCTTCGAATTCTGACGGACAAAACCCTTGCAACGCATTGTACAAGGCATCTGCCTGAGCTGTCCACTCTAACGACCTATTGAGAACTGACTCGGCTACGTCTGCCGATGTTCGGCTACCGGTGACATCAAAGGCAAGACGTATGGTAATTGTACCCGCTTCGCGCTGGTCACTTTGTTCCGACACATCGGCTGGAACAAAAGCAAACCGAAGTAAAGCGCATGGATATTTCAATGCCTTACGCATATCTGATGTATCCAACTGTCCACTATCAAAGTCAATCCATTTTGCACCGGTGTTTTTTATTGGCGTGATTAGCGCCCGATATAAGTCTTTCATTGCTTCTTAATTTTTTCTATTTCTTTTTTTATCTTATCATGAATTGTTTTATTCAATGCGGAACTCGGATATATGAAAGGCCTGGCTTTCATATTGAATGCTTTCTTTCCAAAGACATATGCCTGTCCGCCGAAATTATGTACATGAGCATACGGCTTATCATTGAGAACTGTAACTCTATCTGCTTTTTTTACATACTTAGTAGCATTTTTCAACTCATTCGTTTCGCCTGTCAATATTTTGTCTTTTGTCCGGGTTGGTGAGAAATTGGTTTTTCCTGGTTTTTTATTTTTAGGCGCACCGCCGTGCGCCTCTACTGGTTTTTTATTCGGGTTCTGGGTATTTGCCCCCAGTGAAAAACCATACCATTCACTTCCCGGATCTCGGCGTTTTACGTCATCCCATTTTTTCAATGACTGATCAGTTGCACCCTCATTGACAAACGACTGGTTATAATGTCTTACAGCCTCCGTGCCTATAATATCCGGAACATCCTCATGCCTGAAGCGTTCCAGTTCAGCTAACTTTTTTTTTATGGCAGCGGTAGCCTGTTCTGGCGTCATACTATTGTACTTTTATTCCGTTTTGTTTCAGGTAATATAATGTTTCGTCCATGCGAACCAATCTATCAGTATTCAGCTTTATATCGTTGAGAGTAGCCAATACTTTGCCAACGACATCAAGTGAACTTTTACTATTATTAAGCAATGCCACTATATTCAATCGCATGGCTGTAACCTGACCGGTTAACGCGCTTCCGGTTTCTTCGGTCATATTTTTAATGTCGCCTTTTATGCCTGTTTGCTTTCCTGCTTCGCCCGTGAATAGATCACTATATTGAGCCAACTGGTCATAATAAACTTTCCCGGCATCCTCTATTTTTTTGCGGAAAGCAGCCTGTTCGGCGTCTGACAATGCGCCACCGCTTTCCATATCTTTAGCCAGCTGATCAACTGCCGACTGCATGGGCTTTTCGAGGAATTGTAATTTAAGCGCATTCTTAACCGCATTTTGCATTACTTTTTCAGCCACATCGCCAAAGGCAAGCGCGGCATCTTCTCCTCCGGCAAATGCCGTGGTAATAGCATCGGCCAGCTCTCCGGCTAACGACTTGGCATCCGTTTGAGCCAATGCCTCTGTAATGGCTTTTGCCTCATCTTCGGCAGATGCCTTTAATTCCGCTATTTTTGCCTCGGTTTCAGCAATTTTGTCGGCATCTTGTTTGCGTTTTTTCTTTTGTCGTTCGTCGCGTATCCATGCTTCGTATTCAGCAATTTGTTTTTTGTTATTATCAATTTCGCTGCGCTGCGCTGCATATACATCAGTACCAAGTGCCGTTTCGACTGCTCGTTGCAGTTTTTTATAGGCAACCTCTAAGTTTTTTACATTATCCAAGTGTTTTTTCTGATCTTTCTCCAGTGCTTTATTTTTAAAGTCGAAATACTCCATTCCGTTCACAATTAAATCTATTGACCCCTGAATTATTTGCATAGGATTACCTGCAGCGATACCCATTGCCAAGTTTGCGGCTCCACCCACCATGCCAATGATATTATCAGCATCTTTCTTCTGCTCTTTAGTAAGAAATCCTAACCTATCAAGGCCACCAACTACGGACTGAAGTATATCCTGAACTCCGCCCAATGCAGCACCGGCAGCACCGGCCATTGAGGCGGTGGCTTTATTGGCTGCATCTTCCAATTTTGCCAAGTCTTCGGTGCTAGTACCTACAGGAGCTTCTTTAAATGCTTTTTGTGCAGCAGTATTTCCGCTTATGGCACTGCCAAGTTGTGCAAATGGGTTATTTTTATTCTTATCACCTTCTACCGTTTTCTGAGCCTTATTAATGTCATCCCACATTTTATTCACCTCTTCGGCAGATAACTTACCCGCTGCCATTTCGGCGGCTATGCGAGTGCGTAAATCTTCGAGAAGCTTTTCTGTAGTAGCTTTACTTACCTGTAGCTTTTCGTCGGATACCAGTTTATACAGGTCTGATTCTTTAATAAGAGATGTTGTTACCTTGCTTAGTCGTTCGTTTTTTTCTTTTTCTACGGCATCAGCTTCTTTGTTCATTCCATTTAAACGAAGCGTGTAAATACGGGCATTATACTCCTCCTCAATTTTGTTCCGTTCATCGCCATATTTCACATACAATGCGGTTAATGCATCCAAATCCTTTTTAGTGATTTCGGCAATTTTAGCATCTTTTACTTTAAGAGCTCCGACCGCTAAATCGTCAAATTGCTTTTCGTCCTTATCGGATAAATTTGCATTAAATTTCGACGTTGGCTTTCCTGTTTTTTTATCAATACCTCCGCTGACTTCGTTTTGCTTCTTAATCAACTCAGCCTTTTGAATATCAATCTCTGATAGTTTTTTACGATAGTCCAGATCGGCTTGTTTGCGCTCTTTATCTGTACCGTCTACTTCAGCATTTAATAGCTCTTGTTCAATTTCAAATGCCCTTTTAATTCTTTCTCTCCCTATTGAGGTGGTAAATTCGAGTTGCTCTTTAGTTCGTTTGTTTTTTTCTTCCTGAGCCTTTTTGGCATCGGCAGCAGCTTTATCCTCTTCTGCTTTCTCCATTCCAACCAACCGTTGTTTATCACGGCGATTATTGATATTGATAGCTGCTTCAGCATCCTGCGATTTTGCCAATAAATCAGCAAGTTCAGTACGCTTAGGCATAGTTACCTTTCCAAATCCTTCAGCTAATTTTGCAGCGTTATTTAAGTCAATTCCAGCCCCTTTTGCTTCTTTTATTAATTCGTTTAATTGATTTTGTGTTGGGTCGTTTAGGCTTGAAATTGCGCTATAATCAACACCGGTAGAACTTATTGATTTTGACGGTTTGATTGCCTTTAACTCGTTGTATTTTTCGCCCATCTCAATGGTCTCCTTGTTAGCCGTATAATATTTGATAGTATTCTCAAGGGCTTTTTTATTCAGGTTATTATCATCTGCCACCTTTTTAAGGTGAACCTGATAATTTTGATTTGCCAGAGATGCCTCTTCTGTTAGTTTTTCGGTTTGTAAGGCAATGATCGTTTTTAGTGCTTGTTTTACAACCTTGGGATCGGTGCTGTAGGAGTCAGCACGCGCTTCACCAATTTTAATATCTAGAGAGGATGATTTAACTTTTTGCTCATTCGTTTTGTTTTGAACATCTTCCATCGCGTTAACGTAGTCTCTCGCCCCTTGTATAGCTCTTTCCATACCGTCCATAAAATTAGACCAATCGCCCGAGGCTAGTGTTTTGAAAAAAAAACCTGTGGCCGACGATGCTTCCTCTGTAATTGTTTCAAATTGATGAGTGGTGGATTCGGTTGATTCTATTATTTTTTTACCCAGTTCCATTGCGTATTTTACGGCTGCCAATCCGGCCACCCATTTATACAAAGATGAGACTGACGAAAGAATCGAACCCTCTTCGTTCTTGTTGGCATCAACCTGTTGTTTTTGCGTATTCATTAAGGATGTACGCCGTTGCTCTAATCCTGCAAAAATGGTTTTTTGATTGGTCAAACTTCGGTTAGCCTCATTGTAGTCTAAAATGGCCGATTGCTTGGCATTGCCGGGAGCGGCATCTGCCATGCGTGTTTTTAATCCCGAAACCATTTTTTCAAGATTTTGGATATTCTCTTTAGTTTTATCAATCTGACTTTTTACGGCATCAACAGCCGATGCGCCGGATTGCTGAACTGCCGCAACGGACGACTTACTGGCTTCAGTAATATTCTTCATTGATTGCTCAATTTTCTGCCCTTCGCTTTGAGTATTTCCTCCGTATATAAAGTCTATTTCTACAGGTTCAAAATCAGCCATAATAAGTTGCCCCCTAACCCTGCCCCCTTACCCCCTAAAGGGGGAATAAGAGCAAAGTAACCGGAGGGCTCGGCTTTATATTATTTATTTCTAATGTTCTTTTTTTATTCTCTTCTTTTCCCTGTCTTATCCCCCCTTTAGGGGGTTAGGGGGCTCTGGTTAAGAGGTTAGAAACTCTTCCATTTCCTCGTCGCTTTTAATTTCTTTTACTGTTTTGTTTTTTCCCATACGCGGGGCATCCGGTAACTTCAGTTGCATATTGAACCAGCTTTCGTTCCAGAGGATGTATTTTTGCGTCCATCCGGTTTCCTTTTGTATGCTCCAAATAACACCAAAGAGGCTATGCGAGCCTTGCATTTGGCTCTTTGACTCCCCTTTTAATCCTGACCCAAATTCATCGGCATCGTCATCGTCATCTTCCTGAGAAATTTGGTAGTAATCGTAAAACTTTCAGCCCTCCCATAAATGAATAGCCACATGACCAGTTCTTGCAATTGATCGGGGTGAACCGCCCACTTTAGGTATCGTGCCAGCAGTTTTTTGAATAGCCTTATTTTTAAGTTGGAATTGAGAAGACAGGCGGCCACTTCACTTGTTACTGTGGGGAGATTATCCACAATCACTTTATAGGGTAATGTCAACGGTTCGGCTTTCATTTCTTTAATTACCTTTTCGCGTTCGCCTCCCACCTTTAATGGTTGTAGTTCTGCCGATAACTCCTCTAATATGGATAGGTGCAACAGTGTACCTAAGCGTAACCGCTTGACGATTATTTTCAGCTTCTTTTTTCCAAATAACCGCATAAACCACGGTGCGGGAATTCGGAAGGCTATGCCTCGGTCGAGCAATGCCATTGCGCCATATTTTTCAATATCTTGTATTTGTTCCATCTGTGTGTAAATAAAAGAGCCGCCGCGTATGCCGGGCGGCTCTTAAATAATATGAATATTTACGTTTTTATCCAATCTTAATCGCTGCAACTCCCGCTTTTGTTGGAGTGAGTACGCGACCTTCGATATTTACCTTCAGAATACCTGCGCGTTGTAGTTTATAATCAATAGTGGCTTTCAAACTAACGCGTGGGCAAGTGATTACTTTGCCACTTTTTGGCGTAATCTTTACGGATTTTTCCAAGATATCACTGGTTGCCGGCGCAGTCCAGGAATCATTTGGTGCTGTTCCGGTAGCAGTGCCTCCCAAAATAGCTACCAACGTAGCAGGAGTTACATCGGTAATGGCAAACTTAATCGTTGTTTTCTTTACTCCGGGAACAATGGCAAACGGTTCGTCCGATTCTTCACAGATATGTTCCGTGTCGGCATCTTGCGATTGTGTGAATTCGGCAGTGTCTTTGTAAGTCACGCCCAAAGCTGCGAAAGTGGTGGATACATCTCCATCTGTTGCAATAGCTCCCACCTGAATGGATGCTACGCCTAAATTTCTTGTTTCTGACATAATATTTTACTGTTTAATTGATTTTTAAAAGCTTTTTAAAAAATGAAATAGTAGGGTTTTTAGGAACTAAAATAAAAATGAGCCATACGGCTATAATGATTGTGGTAACCAATCCAACCCACCAGAAAAAACCGCGTACCTTTACTTCTTTTATTACCGGCACTTTTCGCTCAAGAGTTATGGTTATATGCCTATTGATATAATACCAGAGGTCTGTTGACTTAATAAAAACTGTATCAGGCTGCGTAGCTGCCTTATAATTTAACTGACCGTTGGCAAACGAAAAACTTGAATTCATATTCTTGCTTTTCAACTCGTTGAAGTTTTTAAGCAAAACATTATTCGTGCTGTCGCATTCAAAAAGTGCATTGAAAGCTGTATTTTCGCCCGGAATGGCAACAGGCGTAAGCTTGTCCTTTTCAACCGACTTCTCAACTGTATTATTCGAAGCGGTTACTATTGGTTGCTTTGATTTACACCCAGCAAAAAAACCCACGAGCACCAAAGCAGCAATAACCAGTATTAATACCATTGAGAGTCTAAGCTCCGGCGATATCTTTTGCTTCTTGTTTTTTTTGTTCGAGGTTATCATGGTTGATGTCTTTTAAAATTTTTAGAATTTGATTGTTGGTGGCTGTCAGTTTACTAATTGTTCCCTTCATTTCCGTAATGCTTTGTTGCATTGCCGTCATTTCAGTTGTCAATTTATCATATAGATCGTTGTACCGCTTTTCGAATGCTTCGGCCGTTTCACGCCACATGGCTGCCGCTTTTCCAGCATTGTCAAGCTCTGTACCTTCGGCTGATGCTTCTATTTGCTTGGCTTCGGCTACCACCTTTTGCTTTTGCGGTTTGATAGTGAACAAAGCCACTATTCCGCCCCCGGTTATAAAGGTCAATAATAATCCTATCCACTCCATAGCTACACAATTAAAGATTTATACTCAGGTATCGCGTTAAAGCATGGACATGTTTTCATCCATTCGTTTGCCTCAATAGTTCCGTCGTGATTCAGATCCGGCGAAAGGTCGCGGTGTCCGCATACTTTTTTAATAGCCGGATAAAGTGCTTTCAGTTCTGAAATAATGCGTACAAGGCTTTCCTTTTGTTGCACGGTACGGGTATCTATCGGCTTACCGTTTACGTCCAATCCGCCTTCGTAGCAAATACCTACCGAGTTAGCATTGTAACCTTCAACGTGCGCTCCAATAACATCCAACGGACGTAAGTGAACTACATAACCGCTCTTACGAATGTAGAAGTGATAACCGGCGGAATTGAATCCACGTGCCAAATGGTCGCGTGTCATTTGTTCCGGAGTATAATCATGATCAACCGGAGTGGCGGAGCAATGAATGACAATAAGATTTATTTTTCTCATAACACAAATTATTTGGTAAACAGAGGGAGAGGTGTACTTGCCGTAGGCTTTCTCGCCCTCCCTCATTCACACACGGATTGTTTTTTTTAATCAACTTTTTCCA